AAGACGTGCGAGTACGGGGCGGAGCTGCCCGTGGTGACGAGGTCGGGCAGGACCGAGGCGAGCATCCAGCCGATGGTGTCGGCGAACACGTCGCCGCCGAGGTCGAGCTCGGCGCCCTTCTGCCCCGGGTACAGGCCGTAGACGTCCACCGGGGCGCCGCGCTGCCCGGTGTCCTCGATCAAGTTCACGTCATCTTTGGGCGTGAGCGTCTTGTACGGCACCCACTTGGTGGGCGCGACGGCCGTGCCGGGCACGGTCTCCTTGCCCACACCGAGCACTGCGAGATGGGACGGCTTAGGCATCGCTGCCCTCCTTGGTCTGCGCGGCCGCGGCCACCTCGGCGGGCGCCTCCGGCTCCGGGGTCGGCTCGGGGTCCGGGGGCGTCCAGTCGCCGTCACCGGGGTTGTGGTCCAGCTGATGGCGGCTGCCGGGCTCGGGGGTGATACCGAGCGTCGGGTAGTAGCGGCCCTCTTCGCCGGTGTAGGTGTAGCGGCGAGGCATGGTGGCGCCCCCTTTCACAGGGTCTTGAGGCAGTCGATGCCGATCTCGATGACGGTCTGCCGGCCGGAGGCGCCATGGCCGTCCTCGGCCCAGCCGGAGGTATGCGACGCCATGCCGGGCTTCGCACGGTCGACGGCGCCGCCGAGGGACGGGTCGGAACGGACGACGGCGACGACGAGGTCGGCGAGCTGGCGGGCTCGGGCGAAGGTCTGCGCCGACTCGTCCCCACCGCGGTAGACGTCCACGAGCACGGTGATCGTGTAGTCCTCGCGCAGCCAGTACGCGCCACCGCTGCCGACGACGTTCTCCGGGTTGTACTGCTGGTGGACGTCACCCACCATCACGATCTCGTTCGGCTGGTAGGGACCCGGTTCGTCGAGGCAGACGAGGACGTCGGTTTCGAGCGCGAGCTGGGCCTGGATGCCGTCGAGGATCCAGGTGCGGGCGGCCGGGATGGACGATGCGGGGATGTCTCCGATGGGCGTGGTCATGCGATCCCCGGAGGTCTCTTGAAGGGCTGCCACAGCTCAAGTACGCGCGCAGGCAGGGCGAACCCGGTCGGCACGCCGCTGCTGTCGCCGTCCAGGGACGCGCCGCCGAACCGCGGCCGGCCGCCCTGCTGGGTCAGCTGGAACAGGTGGCGGATGAGCTCAAGGGCGCCGAGCCGCACGGTCCAGGGAATCGCCCCGGAACGGCCCCCGGTGTAGACGACCTTGACGTTCTTGATGCCGCCCGGGAAGCAGACGGCGCCGCCGGTGGCCCGGCGGGTGATCTGCCCCCGGTCCGGGTCGACGGTGTACCCGTAGGCGTCCGTCGAGGTGCCGAGCGGCTGCTCGGTGAGGACCCAGGTCGACGCGGACACGTACTCGGTGACCGACAGGACGGAGGCGAGCGGCAGCCAGTCCAGGGTGATGGTCGGGTTGCCGCCGTTGTGCCACTCGGTGTGCTGCTCGGGCAGGAGCGGGCCGACGACGTCCCGGGCCAGTTCGCCTGCGGCGAGGATGAAGCCCTGCAGCTCGGCGTCCTGACTGGTGTTGCTCGCCGGGATGTTGAGGTGAGCCTTGACCGAGGCGAGGTCGACGACCTGCTCGACACCGAGCGGCCGCACCTGGAACTGGCCTTCCGAGGCGTAGCCGACGCCGGTGCCGGTCGCGGTCCAGCGGTAGAGCCACGTTCCGGCGACGGCGACCGCGGGTACGGCGGCCACGTACTGGCCACCGCCCGCGGACGTCGCCGCCGGGGTCGTGACGGTCCCGGCGGGGTCGGTGACCGTCAGGACGACGGTCAGGGTGCCGGTGGCGGGGGCGCCGGTGTCGTCGAGGATCGTCTCCGTCAGGCCGACGTCCTGACCGGTGAAGTACAGCAGCGGCACGGCGGCCCCCTCCCGGTCAGGTGGCGACGACGCGCGGCACGAACCCGATCGCCGACGGGGTCGCGATGGTTGCCGGGGCCGTCGTGGTCAGGGACGCGCCGCTGTTCTGCGCGAGGACCAGGTCGCCGGTCACGTACCCGGAGACGGCGCCGGCCAGGGTTCCCGCGCCGAGCAGGCTCGGCGGGGTGGTCGCCTTGACCATGACCGCGGCGTAGTAGATGCCCGTGCGTGCGATCGGCACCGGGGTGGCCAGTGCGAGCGTCTTGCCGGTGCTCGCCGCCCAGGTCGCGGTCAGCTGGTCCGCGCTCTGGCCGAGCAGCGCCGGCGTGTTGGAGTCGTCGTACAGGGCGAACCACCAGTTGGTGGGCGTCCCGGCGGCGGTCGAACCGGACTTGAACGTCAGGCTCGTCACCAGGTCCCCGGCCTGCAGGTACAGGGCGGTGGACTGCATCGTCTGAGTCGTCAGCGACGCGAAGTCGGAGACGGACATGGACCGGTCGAGGTTCGAGCGGTAGGTACCGCCGGGCTGACCGGCGAGCATCCATTGCGCGTTCTTGGCCGGGTACCGGCCGTTGGTCAGCGGCATCAGGCGCCTCCGCCCCGGGTCTCGGGCGGCTTCGCGGCCGCCGTCGTGCGCTTGCGGCCCTTCGGCGCTGCGGTGTCCTGGGGCTCGTCGCCCTGCAGCGCGGTGCGGATCTCCCGCGCGGCGACCGCGGCCTGCGCGGCGGGAACGTCCTGGCCGGCCTCGGCGAGGTGCTCCGCCCGGTCCTCCAGCTTCTCTGCCTCGGAGTCCAGTTCGCCGCGCACGCGGTCGATCTGTTCCTGGACCTCGCCGGTCTTCTCGCGCCGCGACTCGCGCGGCCCGTTCTCACAGGTGGCCAGCTCGATACGGAGCCCGGCCAGTTCAGCGACGCGGTCATGCATCGCGCACTCTCCTTACTGGGGGAAGGGCCCCGGCCCGCCGCACCCTCGAACGGCGAGCCGGGGAGCTGGGGTCAGAAGCCGGACGGGGCGACCAGGCCGGTGCCGGAGATGACCGAGATGGCCTCCGGGCGCCGGTCGGCCATGAACGCCGCGTAGTTGTAGACCTGGAACCGGACCTGCAGCGTCCCGGAGAGAACCTCCTGCAGGACGCGCGAGCGCATCGACCCTTCCCACAGGTACAGGTCGGAGGTGCGCGCGGCGATCATGCGCTCCTCGTTGGTGCCGCCGCCGAGGTTGGCGGGGATGTTGCCGTCGGCCAGCAGCGGGAAGTTGAGCATCCGCCCGACCGGGCCCTCGACGTCGCCGCCGGTCTGCAGGGCAAGCGGGTTGAAGGGGGACTGGGTCTCGGGGAGGATGAACGGCCGGTTCTGCGAGTCGAGCTGAGAGGCCATCCAGAACCAGCGCGCCGGCGTGAGGAACACCGCGGTGGGCATCATCTTGCGCTTGGTCGCGACCTGGGACAGCGCCTGCATCGACGGCAGGTACAGCTCCGGCAGCGTCGGCGAGGCGTCGGTGTACGTGATCGCGTTGATCCCGGACACGTTGAGGACGCCCTTGAGCTGACCGGAGGAACCGGAGCCGTTGAGGCACTGCAGGTCGAGACGCTGGTTGTAGTCGGCGATCAGGTCGGCGAACGTGATCTCGTCGAACGCGGCCGGCGACTGGTCGAGCAGCTGGATCGCCACGTCCTGCTGTCCGGCGAGGGTGCGCACCGGAGCCGAGATGAACGTGTCCGTCAGGTCCTGCGATGTGACGGCCGCGGCGTCCGCGGTCTGCACGTCGACCCGTGTGCCGGTCGCGATCTTCGGCACGTTGATGGAGTCGGTGCCGGGCGGGAGCGCCATGTTCCGCACGCTGTTGGCGAAGGTGCGGCCGAAGCGCGGCAGGTCGACGTACTCGTCGATCAGCCACAGCGGCGGCACGAAGTAACCGCCCTGCCCGTCCGTGCGGTTGGGGTTGGTGCGCTTCTCGAACACCGTGCCGCGGTTGCCGCGGGCGTTGATGTCGCGGTTCAGGGCGTCGCGGTCGCGTTCGGCGGCCGCGCGGCGGGATGCCTCCCGCTTGGGCATCTCCACGTCCATCTCCTGGCCGTGGCGCTGCAGACGTGCGGACGCGGCGGACAGGCCGCCGTCGCCGTCGCCGCGGTTGAGCTGCACCCGGGCGAGGTCGAGGAAGTAGGAGTGCCCGGAGTCGCGCTCGTAGGTCTTCGGCTCGGAGATGATCTCGGCACGGCCGAGGCCGTGGCGGCGGGCGATGTCGGCGGCGGCGTCGTCGCGCTTCTGCTGCTCGTCGAGCTCGACCAGGCGCACGTCGATGTCACGGATCTCCTGCTCCGTGGTGTCGAACGTCTTCTGCTCGTCCTCGGAGAGCTTGTCGCGCTTCTCCGTCTTGGCCGTCTCCAGCAGGGCGTCGAGCTGCTTCTTGCGCTCGGCACGCCGCTCGATCAGGCCCGGGATGAGGGGACTGGGCATGGTGATTCCCTTCCGGGTGGGTGGTGTGGGCGTGCCTGCGGCTCGGGTGGTGGTCCGGGTGACCGGTCAGGTGGTGCCCCGGGTACGGGGTCCGGCGTGGCGGTCGGCGCGGCTCCGGCGCGATGGCAGGCGGTGAAAACGTCAGAGGGCCAGCGCGCGGGCGCGGGCTTCCAGCAGGCCCAGGGACGGCCCGGTGGGCTCCTGGGGTGCGGGGGTGAACTCGGTGGCGAGGCGGTCGAACACCTCGCGGCGCTCGTCGGGGGTGAGCCGATGCAGCTGCGCCTCGACGTCGCGGGAGTTGAGGGTCGCGCCGGCCGTGTTCGGGTTGGCGCCGTAGTTGACGACCGAGACGTCACCCTTGTTGAGGGAGACCTCGAGAATGTCCCGCTGGTCGAAGTCCGGGCTCCACTGCTGGCGGGTGATCCAGAACCCGAACGACATCTCGTCGACGTCGCCGCGGTCCATCGCCGAGCGCAGCGCCTGCACGTGCGGGCTCGCGGGGTCGAGGTCGGCCTCGGTGTGCAGACCGGTGTCGTCCTCGGCCAGCCGCATCGTCCCGGACTTGGTCCGGGCGAGCGTGAGACCACCGTGGTTGACGAGGAACGGGACGTCCGCGCTCTCGGCGAGGGTCTTGGTGAACGCGCCCGCCCGGACGACCTCGGTGAACGGGCCCAGCCAGTCGGACATCTCGTATCCGACCTCGGTGATACAGGCGTAACCGGTGAACGTCAGGGCGTCGCCGCCGGTGCCGTCCGCCTTGGCGCGCAGCTCGACATCACGGAACGGGACGGCGCGGTGCTGCAGATCAGCGGGCCGCTCGGCCCGCACGGCCAGGTCAGGCATCGCGGCCTCATTTCTTCGGCGGGGGCGCCGGGGGATCGTCAGGCGGCGG